GCAGACGATGGTTCACTCATTCAATAAGGAGATTAACTCATGGCTAGTCCAGTAATTTGTATTCGTGATACAGCTATTTCAAATGGTCAACTCATCGTTAAAGATATGTGGCCTAACAGATCACAAGCTAACCCTGTTGTAGACCCAGCACCACAAGGTCCTCGCTACCTTCGTGTTGTAGAGACACCTACCCTACCTGTACTTGATGGTACTGTAGTTGCTCGCACTGTAAGTGGTCTTGCCGCTTATTGTTTGGTCACTTTTGACCAAGGTGCTTTAGGTGCAAACATCACACCAGCAGAGTCTGTCCTTATCGCAGAGGCTTTGATTTCTGAGATGCGTACAGGTGGTGATCTTGAAGTTCTCGACATCAATGGGATCATTGCACTACTTCCAGGTCTTGCTGGTACAGGCATTGGTCTTGGTGCTTCAACAGCTACTGTAAATAACATCCTCCAGATTCTTGGTGGTGCGACCTTTACAGTACCAGCAGGTTATGACCTTGAGGATATTAACAATGCTCCTCAGTGGCTCTCTGTTGCAGATCAAGCATCGAGCTTTAGTGCTTTCTTCAACCCTATCGTTGAAGAGGACTCTAGCTTCTGGATTTCTCTTGCACAGGGTGACCTTCTCGGACTCAAGAGCAGTCGAGTAGTTAATAATGTTACTCTTGATCCTTATGTGGTAGTATATGACGGTGCTGGCGTAGCACAATAATCATAAACTCAATAGGAGATAAGATAAGGTGAAGATCGCCCTTTCAGATAAAAAAGTTCTCGGTGCTTTCTTAAAGCGTTCCTCTTTCGAGGGGCGTGTACTTACCACAGACGGTGATGAACTAAGAGGCACATGGGGTGATCGACCCCTTATCGCTAAATGGGATAAGAAAGATAAGCTCATTCAAATCCCCTCAAGCGATAAGGGTGTTCGTAAAGCACAAACAGCTTTATCCTCTCTTTTAGAGTAGTCTTTGGTATCATAGGGTTGCGTTAAATCACCCTTAATACCAAAGGCGTACACTATGGATACCGACATACAGCCAGAACCTCTATACAAGACTTCTGATCTATACTTTGCGGCTTACTTAAAGACCACAGGTATGGAGCTATTAAAAACAGAGCTTGAGGGTCGCAAAGTAATCTTCGTCTTTGAAAAGCACCACTCCTTCAAAGACCTCAAGAGAGAATACTTTAATCGCACATCAAGAGTACCTGCTCTCACCTTTGTCGATGAGATAAGATCTATGAAGTCTTTGACTTACATGGCTAAAGAAGATCTTTAATAGTTTATTTATAGTTGGTCTTATGGTGTTGACATTCACACAAAGGAGATTGCTATGAAAAGACTAGCATCAGAAGTTATTCGTGAGCTTGAAGCTCGTGTGGCTCGCCTTGAAAGGCAAGCATCCTCAAATCGCTATGCAGACCCATTCTTGGCAGAACTACAAGCAGACATTGATGCGGGCATGGTCATGGCTGATGAACTCATGGCAGGTCGTCCTTGGGATGGTGCTGGTGGGAATCAAAAAGATTACAACAGCCCCCCTGCTCCTAAGAACCAAGCTGACTGCTACACCGAAGATAACCTTGAAGGTCTTGGCAAGCCAGGTGACGGAGTGACTTGCTACCGACTCCACCATGAGTATGGGAAAGCAAATTCGGGCAAGCCTGGTTCTCCCGAAAGAGCTAAGTACAACAAAAAGTATCGTGAGAACTTCATGGACTCACCCACGATCCAAAGAAAAATCTGCCCCAAGCCTGGTGGTGGAAGCGGTCCTTGCAACCGTAAGTAATCAGCGATGGAGTGTGTAGATTTCTACATCAACCTCGCCATTACCATGAGATGCCTTCCGAATAGAATACTGGGTTAGCCTAAGTTTATCCCACTCGTATAAAACCTCTTCGGTAGGTATCTTCATTTGATACCCTCGCTCAAAGTCAAAGGTGCTCACCTTTACTAAGCGATGGATCTTATCATAAGAGCACTTGTAGATTTGAGCCACAGGCACAATATGCTTGATCTCGGTCTTAGTGTGCTTGACTTGTCTTATAGGCCACACACAGCCTTTTGACAAAGGTATGTTCCATAAAGCTACCTTATATTTAGGTGCGTTATTCTTCGTTAGGAAGAATAACATAGACATCAAAAGCAACATCATAACTGCAAAGACTGCATTCTGGTTCTTCATTGACCTACCTTAAAAAGATAATAAGAGGGTGATCTACAACCCTCCTCATAAGAAATCTGTATCTCACCCTCATAATCATAAGAGACAGTGGGAATAAGCCATACAAAATGAGTTAAAGCAACATCTACATAACCACTCGTTTGCTTACTCAACTTGAAGAAAGCCAGCTTCATTGAAGCCTGTGTTTCCCAAGACTCTATGTCTGTCGCTGTGGACTCGGATGTCCTAATAATATCGTAGTTCGCCACTTTTGAGATATTGGTCAGTCGATAAAGTCTGCCTTTAGGTATGAGTGTGTTCGGCAAGAAAGTAAATCCGCCAAAGTTCACATCATAAAGCCAGTAAGTATTCATTGTTGCACAAAAAGATGCCGAGGACACCTCCCTCAAGTCAGAAATCATAGCTCGGTAAAGCCTTTTGTACTCCTCTGTCCTTGAGAACACCTTTCTTTTTAAAGGTGTGTTGTAGACCCTTCGTATGTCGGGTCGGTAGTCGAAAAGATTTTTGGACACAAGACCTTGAAGGACAAGCGAGAGACAAAGACCGTCACCAAACTTACAGGTAGGTGCATACTTATAGTACGAGGTCTGACAAGACGATGTGGCATTTAACACTTCAACATCTTCTGCACACTCTAGTGCATAGGCTGAAACGCTCGTTAATAGGAAGATAAAAGAAAACAAGTAGTGAACCATAAGTAGCTCCATAAAAGATTGAACTATGTACATTATATGACTTCTTCAGCCCTTACTCTACCCCCGAACAACTTTAATAACTTATTTATAGTCGGATTATAGTCGTAACCCCTTATTTATAGACTAGTCCCACCAACGAATAAACTTAGGAGAACAGAGTATGGCTCGGCAAGACTATGTAAATATCAGCAGACAAGACCTTGAAGGTTGGCTTTCATCTAGCTTCGGCTCATGGAGTCGAGTTGCTGGAAAAGCAGGTGTATACCTTATCCATCTGTCTGATCGGGTGGCTGTGAAGCTCTCATCGACACAAAAAGATACAGGTGGTTCTGTATCTAAAGGTAATGCTTCAATGAACCTCAGCCTTGTATCTCGTGTAGATGGATCTTTGTTGAACCGTAAGGCTCGTGATCGCAAATACTTCCAACGCACTAAGAACTGGAAAGTGACTTGGAAGAAAGGTGTCGATCATTGGATCTCAATCTATGAGGATAAAGACGAGTTTTATGAGAAGATCGCTGACCGAGCAGGTTATAAGGCCAAATGGCTCGGCATGATCGACTCTCTCCCAAATGGTGGTTCTGATAGGGAGATCATCAAAAGCCGAGATGCCCTTGAAGGTGGAAGCGTTCTATGGGCTAACCAAGAGCGTTATATCCTTGAGGCTGTCAAAGCTAATCGTACTCGATCTACAACCTCAAACGCTCTCGATGTAGCTAAGTTGCGTGATCTCTATCGCAAGGCTCGATCCGAGGGCAATCGTGAGGACATGGAAACAATCAAAGACTTAGGTCTAAAAGCTCGTGATGGTATTGCACCATCAACACAAGAACAACGAACCTACAACGCACTGCGTTTGCAGTACCGTGTCTAAAAAGAGATGAATATGAACATCAATCGTCAAGTGGCCAAAAAAATCATCAGTGCTCTTGAGTCATTTTATGACCATGTGTACAAGCGAAGCGAACTCAAGCAACTTCAAGTTCTTGGTCTTGATCGCTTGCTAGATCACTTTAAATGTCGGAAATGGATGAGATGGAGCACTTCGCACCAAAGCCATTTGAGGACTTAATCGACCCTCAAGTTGTCGCTGTCTCACAAGGGCAAGAGTATGTCGTTGTCTTTGGTGTGGGTGCTGAATATGAGGTCGAAGCTCCCGATATGTACGAGTCTCCAGGAGGTAGCTACATCAATAACGCTTTCGCTCTTGTAGATATGTCGGGTAGACGACCTCAAGTTGAAAAGTTCATCGTAGGTGATAAGTCGGACACAAAGATCGACCTCTTAAAGAAGCACCTAAGAGCAGATCACTTCCGACACTTTAATGATCGTGCTTTGAAAAAGGATCTCCGAGAAGAGAACCTCGATATGTCTTACCTTGAAAGCCGAGACTACGGTAGCACCGAGTGGGAAGATCCCGAAGAGTATCACAAGATGAGAGAAATGGACTCTTATGCCGAGAGAGAGTTTGATGAAGCATACGATCAATACTCCAAACTCTATGAGGAGATCGAAATCTTTGAGCCAGATGAGGGTGAGTATTCAAGATGGAAGGCTCTTGGACTGAACGCTCTTAAAAAGGAGATCAAGAAGCTCGAAGATAGACTTGATCGACTTAACAGAGAGAGGGCTTTAATGAACCTTTCTAGTAAGACCTACTAATCTTCTAAAGGCTCATCTACTGTGGCGAAGCTCTCCCAAAAGTGATCTTTATCCACAGTACCTAAGATTTCTTGGTCGAGAGTCCTCAAGACCCATTGGTCAACGAAAACTGACCATTCTCCTGTAGGGTCAATGACTGTAATGCAGTTGTCATCGACCTTAGCTTCAAGACCGATAAAAGTGATTACCTCATCTGCGTTATCGCCTATGTATTGAACAGCCTCAAACTCTTCAACTTGTCTCGTGATCTCCATCTTCTTCCTCCTTCGTTTTATGCGAAAAGCTCATTTTAATACCAGCCGACCTCTTTGATTGCATATAAGGGGCGAACTGATCGAGTAAGAGATTATAAAGAGACTCGGCTATCCAATTAGGGTTCTCTTTGTCCTCATAAACAAAGACTTGTGTAGCACCTTCTTCGTGTTCTGATCCAGATACGACAAGCCATCCGTTAGCTACTCGCTTGATTAAGATGTCACCATAATCGTAGTCTGGTTTCATTGTAGTTCCTTTATAATCTGTTGGGTATAAAACAGTAGATACTACAATAAAGGAAATGTCATGCAAAAAGTCATAACTCTTACGCTTTTAGCTCTAACCCTCTCATCTTGTGGGGCTAACCCTCAAAAACTACCTTGTGATGCTTGGGGCTGTAAGGCAGTTGAATATGACCCAAACCCCCTATGCAGATTTGAGCAGAAGCCAACCTCAAGCGAGCTATTAGAAATCTTGCTGTCGGATGATCCTTGGGATCTTTATGAGGATGGGTATGAAGTGAGTGTACCAGAGCGTTTCCCCTACGACCATGAGCCAAAGGTCTTACCCCCCGAAAGCTATGTCAGCCCTCAATGTGAGCTTACTGACGAAGAAGCTGAAAGACTCGCTTGTAGAGATGATGTGGCTTGCCTTCAAAAACTACAGCAACGAATCCAAATGCAACAACAGTTCCAACAACAACGACAGCAACGACAGCAACAGAGGCAAGGGGATCAACCCTATCAACATCAACCACAACAAGCCTTACAACAGGAAGCAAGACATTTCGGGCCACATTGCTTCTTCTTCGACCTTATCTGTGTTGATTAAAGGCTAATAGAGTCCTTGAACGCTTGACGAGCTTCTTTGATTGTTCCTCGCTCTACCATCGTCTTGTACTCGACCACAAGCTGTTGCATCTGTTCGTTGATCTGATGTGGGGGCTTCTGCCAGTCAAATGGGATTTCTACACCCATACATTGACACCACTCCGAGAACAAACGAATAGTCTCATGGTGCTCAACAGAAACCTCTGATTGTGGCTTGGGTTGAGCAGACTCCATTTCTTCTGGGTTCTCAAGGACCACTGCCTCAATCGCTGTTAGAGGTTCATCATCTTCCTCACGAATGGGAAGGGTAGCGTCATGTACCTTATTGCCCCACTCTGTTAGACCTACAAGGTGTAGGATCTCCATAAGAGGGTGAGCGATAAAGTTATGGACGGTGAAGTTAAATCGACCTAGCTTTGATACGAATGTGTTCATATTTTTTACTCCTTGTAAAATGCAACAGGTAGGTTAATCCCAGAACCATAAGGTTGGTCATAGTTAATAGCCCCATACTCTAAGACGACATTACCCATATCATCAACCACTGTCTCTCCGACATGATAGTTTCTTAGGTATCTAACCACCTTGTCATCATACCAATCATAGTCATAAAGGTAGTAAACAACACCCACACCACAACCATCAATACGATCTAAAGACCAGGGCAAATCGTCCTCTTGCCAATCTGCAATACAACTTCGGTAATCTTGCCTAGAAAGGTCATCTGTATAGCATTGAGACACGCACTCATAATCCCAACGATAATCAAGGTAATCCTTGAATGATGGGCGTTGTCTTTCCCTCTCATCATTATAGGAAGAAAGATAGGTGCTCCATTGACCAAATCCCGAATACGCCGCTGAGAAACCAAGACCTACTTCCCTAGTAGGTCTACCTTGTGCGTCATATTCACAATAGACAAACTGGTTCAAATATGGGGTGTCTGGTGTCGTGGTGAATGTATAGATCTCATCCCCTTTACATGGGCTAACAAGCTCAATACGAGTGGGTTCACAACCGTAGCCCTGTCCGCTAACGAGATCTGCGGGTGGGTAGTACCCATCGGAGTCCAAACAGAAGGGAGCTGTAAAGTACCTATCCCCCTCTATGACAGGAGGTTCGTTCTCCTCAATCTCGCCACAGGCCATAAGTAGAACAGAAAAAAATAAGACCCTCATACAATCACCTTTCATGTTGTAGTTTCTTTATACCCACCTTTATATGATCTAACCTTAGCCTTGAATGGAGAGCAGATATGAGAAGATCAGCAAGCGAAGTTATCAGAAATCTTGAGGTCAGAATCGCTCGCCTTGAGAGAAAAGCATCTAGGGATGAGATAGATTATCAAGTCCGTCTTGAACTTATTGATCGTCTTGAAGAAGAATTTGAGGACGAGTTAGACGAGGACGATGAGCTAGACGCAGAGTGGATCACAGTCGAAGATAAAGCTCAAAAACTTGGTGACACCTATATACTCGCTAATGTTCAAAATCTTTATTGGGGCATCATAAAGATAGACAGTAGAAATCGTAGCACTATCGAAGATGTTTCTGCTGACAGTCGATCTCTTAAAGCTCTTATGAAAAGATTAAAGATGTGAGTGGGCCCTCTGGGGCTTGAACCCAGGACCGCCCGGTTATGAGCCGGGTGCTCTAACCAACTGAGCTAAAGGCCCTTAAATGCCTAGAGTGGGACTCGAACCCACAAGACCGAAGTCGGGAGATTTTAAGTCTCCTGTGTATACCAATTCCACCATCTAGGCAACTACGACTTATTTAGCAGTAGTCCATGTCGAAGTCGAGTTATAAGAACGCTTCACAATGCGAGCCTTACCCTCAACCTCTTTGCGAGCTTCACGAGCCTTTGACCTCGTAAAGTAGTACAAGCCATGTGAGGTCTTAACCACCTCACCTTTGTCCGACAAAATAGCGTACAGATTCACTTCATTCATATCATCACCCTTGTGTTAGTTGAAGGATCTTAGAGAAGGCTGGTAGTGAACAAGTCAATGCTACCACATACCAAGCCCAAGTTGAACGAGATAGTTTGTGGTCTGAAAAGAAAATCGCTCCCGACATGAAGCAGATAGCGAAAGTTATTAGTAGTTGTAGTGTCATATTTAATCTCCTTATGACATAGGTTATAGGTCTTTTTTCCAAACTCGAATTTTACGATCTAAGAATGGCTCTTTAGCCCACCACTCTACAGGGTCTTTATCTGTACGGTACTCACGCCAATAGTGAGCACGACAGTTATCAAGGTTCTCATAAGGATCTTCTCCAGCTACACAATGGCAGTCGCTCCAATAAGAGCTGTGTTCGGGTAGCTCGGAAGCAAGGTAGCCGTCACGACTCACCCTAATGATCTCCCTTGTGATTTCTTTCAGTACGATTGGAAACTTCTTACGAATCTTCCCTCGCACAAACTCATAGGCATAGACCTCTTGGTTGATGATAGGACTATACTTGTTGACTACATAATCTTTAAAGTAATCCTTACGAGCATAGGTGTCAGTAGTCTCAACCTTTAGATCGAGGTCTTGCTCCATTGTACCAATCAATCCCTGTATCCGAGTAATCATGCCCTTGATGAAACGATTGTCAGCTTCCTCTTGTAAGGTGTTCACCACCTTGACCAGCATTTTAAGGTCAGATTTATCGCTCATAGTGCGTTCCTCACTAGTCTAAACATAGGGTGAAACGCATATGTATTTCTAAAGTCAATGCGACAGGTGTTAGCAGACCATTGATTTTCATAAGGCTCATGGCTACCCCCTTTTCCTACAATAAACCTATCTTGACCATGAACAGGATCAACCACATATCCATCATCGTCAGCTTGAGGGAATGGGATTTCTTTGTCCGATGAGTATTTGCCCTTGAGTCGTCCAAATGATCCGTGTGTAAGTTCGACCCCATTACCACTCATGTCATACAAACCCCAAGCGTTCGGTTTAAGTCTACCTACAATGTTGTAGTTGTACCACTTGAGCGTGTGGTTGCCCCTCCAATGAGCAACAGAGCTTAAATGGTCAGAACCTGCGTAGATGTAATCCTCATTCGCTTTAGCGGCATAGTACCACTCGGCTTCGGTAGGTAGACGAAATCCATTCTTGCTGATGTCTACATCGTCCTTTTCTCCGTAATAACATCTCTCAAGCCCATAGGCATCAGACAAGTCATTACAGATCTTCACAAACCCCTCATGCCCATAAGTGCCTCCCCAATCTCTTGAGGGCTTACCTTGAGGATACTTCCTCACATACTCGGAGATTAAGTTTCCAGTCACCATGTGTGTGCCAATCCAAAAGGGTCGAGTGATCTTCACCTTCACTGGTTCATCTGGCATGGAGTCCAAAAACTTATGTGGGTTATCACGCTCACAGTTAGACTGATTAGGTGATTTCTGTGCTTCAAACTCACCAGCAGGAATAAGAGTCATGTTGTAAACATGGTTCTCATTCCATTTACCATAACTGAAGCTCGTACCCTCTGTATCAGCTAACAGGGGGTGAACAGTAAGAGGTTCTGCACCTTTAGGGAATGGGTCGTCATAGATGTACCCCTCAACCTTAGCGTTGGTGTCTTTTAAAAACTGGTTAAAGTCTTTGCCTTCCGACTCGCTGATCTCTTTGATCTTGTAGTCGGGTAGGGTCACACGAACAGTCGTACCATGTAGCTCTTGTTCAAAGCTGTATTTAGTGATCTTTTCCACTGCATCTCCAATCATGCAAGAATAGGTTTGTGATACTATACTTATATGATTTGTAGACCTTTTATACCCACCAATAAGTGATCTCTTTAAACCTTAACCGATGGAGAATGAACCATGAGAAGATCTGCAAGTGAAGTAATCAGAAGCCTTGAGATTAGGGTCGCTCGTCTTGAAAGACAATCTTCACTAGGGACCCTCAAGGGGGATCTGGACTTACTTTATCCAAAAAACAACTGGCCTCGTTCTGACATTGAATTTGAAACCATCAAGACAGTTAAGGAATTTAATTTTTTAATAAAAGAAGTGGGTAAAGTAATCATTAACTTGAAAGCTAACCAGATAGCTAATCCTGATCCACATTACTTATCCTTGGTTCTTGATGAAAAGGAAGGGATGCTTCCTCTACTGGTAGAGGAAGTAGAAAAGCGTAAAGATTTTAGAGCTATCCTAAGAGATATTCACGGAGATGGTTTCAAGATGAAAAAATTTACAGGGTCTAACCTTAGACTAGAAAAAAACAGGATTGTCTTTACTTATAACCTAGAAGGTTGGGACGAGGACGAAGACGACCTCGATTGAACCTACGATCTAAGAAATGGGCCGTCTGGGACTCGAACCCAGAACCAACGGATTAAAAGTCCGGTGCTCTACCGATTGAGCTAACAGCCCTCATACCACTCTTATATGATCGGGAGTATCTTTATACCTCGCTCGGAGAGACTTTCAAGTCTTTTTCCTTAACCATGATGTAGGCTAAGGCTAAGGCTATTTCATAAGTTTCTGCTTGCACATGAACATGAACCTCATCAATGTGATTATAGAGGTCATACCAGGGGGTCATAGGGTTATCCGATGGGGTAGCGTCAGAAGGGCGATGGGTAAAGAAATCTAAGGGTGCAAGTTTCAGCTTCCCACCCACCCTCTGAAAATACCACCACCTCATGCTTTTGGCTTTTGGGTCTTTTCAAGAGTACCGTCTAGGCACTTCTTAGTCTTATTAGTCGCTGGACAAGTATCCCCATCCCAAGTCTCTCGCTTACATCGAGGACAGTAAATCGTTCTATCTCCAAACATCATTCTTTCTCCTTTTTAACAGAGTATTTATCTTCATACTTAGCGATCTCTAAACCTACCCTAGTCGTAAAGTCATGGGCATCTAAATAAACCGAGATCAGCTCTTTAAGTTTAGCTTTATCTTGAGGGTCTGCCACCTTGTCGGTGAGGTGGTTCAAAGACAAGACCTTATACGCACGAGCTTTATCCCTCTTTTCAACCCACTTGTCCTTAAACATCACATCTCCTTATATTCAAAACTCCCGTCCGAATAGTTGAACCTCTGATAGTTGACACGCTCTACAGAGAAGGACATGGGATTGCTTAGGAAGCTCTGCAATGAATAGGGCTTGTTATCTGCATACAGGGAAATGATCTTATTCTTGAGCAAAGACTGATCGACCTCGATGTATGATTTCTTGCCGTCTTTCTTGGTGAACTTAACTTTTTTCATAATAGACTCACATAAGGTGTAGGTACGCAATACGCATTAGAAGCCAGTCAGTCTAGGTATTCAATCTACCCTATCTGCTTGGCTTAACCCACCTAATGATCCATACGGGATTTGAACCCGTGTTGCCGGCGTGAAAGGCCGGAGTCCTAACCACTAGACGAATGGACCGTAAGTGTGGTGGGGTGAGTCTTTTATATGATCTAAAGGCTACCTTGCAAGTTTTTTTCTTCGGGAAGTGTGAAGTAGCGTGGGTCGGGGTCATCCTTAAGGAAAGCCACGATGTCCTCATCAGCCCCCTTACTAAGCACCTTACAGTCATTGTCCTCGGACAACCGACAGTCATACTCGAAGAAGCCTCGAAGCGTGTCTAAGAGCTTATACTCTTTGAGGAGATGATGAACCATCTCGTTGTACTGCTGATCAAGGCTCTCATGGGGCCAGACGAGAGTCCCATCATCGAGGAAGTTTCTCCCACAGCCCATCATGGCAAACTGCCGAGCAAGGAAGGGGAGGTCGGGGTTCTCAAGGTGAGACTTGATCTCACGCTCAAAAGACCGAACATAGTTGAAGTGGTTGTAGTTTAAGTCGTATGGCATATCTGTTCTCCTTTAGCGTACCCTTGCTCCCATAAGACGATCTTCCTCATCTTGCCATTGAAGCCAAAGCTCATTCTCAAGAGCCTCTGCTTGCTCACGAGCTTCACGAGCTTCACGCTCGGCTCGGTACTGAACTTCCAAACGCTCCTCTCGCTCCCACTCCTCCATCTGTGCCTTCCACTCGGCCTCTCGCTCTGCTTGGTACACAGGGCAAGACACATACTCAACGAGGTAAGCGTAAGATGCCTCAAAAGCCTCTTTAGAGACATGGAAGGTACACCCACGCTTTGTGCCATAGACCTCTTTATGGAGGTCGATGTAGTGGTGGATGTCGGGGTGGTTGTTAGCGTTGTAGCTCATATCTGTTCTCCATTGGGAGTGGGTTGATGCTTGATGATAGATAAGGGGTTACACTCGGAAGTCATTTACCTCAACAATGAGGCGAGCTTCAAACTTACCCTCAAACATATCGTGGCAGTTGAGGATGTTAAGGATAGTCTCGATCTTAGGGATCGGACGGACACCATTCGCAAGGACGGTGGTATGCTCATCTCGGTATGCCTTGATACGAGCGATACGAGATGCGTTAGGGTCAGCGGCCTTGCCTACAGGCTTAGACCAAACGATTGGGCTGATGTGATCTGACATATTAGGTTCTCCTTTCAAGAGTGATATAGATAAGGGGTTACACCTTGTTCGAGTAGAGGTGTAGATCAAACGCTGGTGCGAACACAACAGCGAAGATGACGGACATGATTACAAAGCTCATATTTGACTCCTAGTGGTTGTTGATACACTAGGCTATAGATAAGGGGTTACGACTCTGACCGTAGCTTTTTTAACCCCTCAAGATTAAGCTCTGTATTTGGCTCTGTATCGAACTTTTCTCGGTTCTCTAGCCAACCCCTTGCGATCTGATCTAAAAGATCTGGAGGTAGGCTTACTGTAATCCTATCGCCCATGATCTGAACGAACCCACCATGCTTATCTATTTGGAGGTAGACATTATCTCCCTCAAACATCTCTTGGTACACATGGAAATCATCACCATGTGTGATTGTAGCTTTTGTGCTCATGTGAATCTCTTTTTATAGTTTGTTTATACTCTGATCTTATTTAACTCTTAAGCAATGGGGAAATCAACATGAGAAAATCAGCTAGTGAGATTATTAGAAACCTTGAGACAAGAATCACCCAACTCGAAAAGAGTGCTGGGTTGATGGACTTTTTCTTTGGTAAAAAAGAAGTAAGAGTCTTGAAGAAGCTCACAAGAGAAATCATTTCAAATTTAAAGAGAGTCCGTCTTATTGATACTCTTGACTTAGACATTGATCGAGATGGTCTGATAAATGGATCTTTAGTTCTTAAAGGCATTTACTATGAAGTATCTTCTAAGATTGACACTAAAGGTCCTTCACCTCGTTTGGCTTTGAGCTTTGAAACTGAAGAATTCACAAAAGATTTTAAGCACACCGACTTGATCTTTATTCAAGAGGCAAACCCACAAGGTCAATTTTACATCGGGGTAGAGCCAACCTTTGTACCTAATCTGAAAGATGTTAATGGTCTTGTTAATCGTGTTCTTAAAAGGTTGGTGAATCGACAGAAAGAAGAATACAAACAAAGCCAAAGAGTTCGTCTTGCAAGTCAAGATCCCGTAGAAATATGTTTCTCTGGAGAAGTGGAACACCACTACGGAAAAGCAATATCACCTTCAGTTGACACAAAACTAAAGGTGGTTTCAATGAGTCGTGGTGGAATACCTACCCTTCAAGGCAAGATTGAGATCGAGTATGTTACAATCACAAACGGCATTGATGAGCGAAACATCGAGGATCTTGTTGCCACCATTGATGGGAAAGACATTAAGTGTGAAAAACTTAATCCCGACTCTGAGGTTGAAAGGGTTGAGATAAGCCTAGACCTCCTACAAAACATTTTAGTCAGAGATGTAATCGCCCCTAATCAGATTGAGGTTGAAGGAACACTAGAATTTTACTACCAATTTAAGAATGGTGATGAAGATGTGGATCTGATCAACTTCAAGGCAGTCGCAACCACATCAAGGGATTTTAGGTTGAACTACGCTCTTCTTGAGGAAGATGACGAGGATTGATTTGTAGTTTCTTTATGATCTCTCATAAGTGATCTCTTTAACCTTAACCAATGGAGAACTACTTATGAGAAGATCAGCTTCAGAAGTCATCAGAGAACTTGAAAATCGTATCGCCCGACTTGAGGGTAAAACAGCTAAAAAATATCCCATCTAAAGCGGTTGACCTTAATAAAGTCACAGACTCAGATGGATTTTGGGATATGACTTTAAGTGATTTTACTATGTTAAGCACTAGAGGTATAAAAAACCCAAATGCTAAAATATCGGATCTAATCTTCTTTTTGAACATGGCGGCGAATGCTTGGGAAAAAACAAAAAAATAATGGACAGGGCAGGATTTGAACCTGCGTACTCCTAAGAGGTCAGATTTACAGTCTGATGTCTTTAACCACTCGACCACCTGTCCAAAGCGGGTAGACCTAATCTACCCATAGTAGTAAGGTCTAGGGAAATCCTAGACCAGTTCTAGTCATTGCTACTATGAGTACACTCCCCTTAAACGAATAAGGGTTGAATGAGTCTCAGGGTAGGATGGGCTTAGATCCTCCAAGTGCATACCACCATCAGCGTAAAGCCCTTTGCTAACATTTTCATTAGTATAACTGCTCACAGGATTTCTTCCCGTAAGGGTAGGAGTCTACATATTCCAGCAAATGGAATATGTAGAGTATCACTACTCAAGTTAAGTAATATGTCATTTACGCTCCCCCATGTGGTGGGTTTCGACTAGCGTAGTAATGGGGGGACTTCTGTCGGAAGGGAAATGTTAACGAACCTCCGACAGCGGACACTTACTTAACTCCAACTTGTACCCACTAGGACTTACACCTAGACCTCTCACCTACAACGATGAGGCTCTGTTCGTTGAGCTACAGGTACATAAGCGATCCCTAAACAAAGAAGCGACCAACAACCTAGAAGCTATCTTTGCACAACCCATTTACATGAGGGATCATGGTTGCTCTTAACCACCAACCAAAGGAGGTACGCTCACTCAAGGATTTGAACCTTGGACCCACGGATTAACAGTCCGTTGCTCTAACCAACTGAGCTAAGTGAGCAAAAGAAACCCCAAGACCATACCCAAAGGTCAACGCTCAAATCGAAAAAAAGGAAATGAACTTGGGGTCAAAGCAAGAGACGGGGATCGAACCCGCGACATTCAGCTTGGAAGGCTGACGCTCTACCGACTGAGCTACTCTTGCGATTTACTTTCAAACAACTCTGATGTCATTTCTAGTTTTACCTGGACTATCTTCTTCTCAAGTATTGTTGAGGCTACCCAACCAATAAGTGCAAGGAACGCCCAAGAAATCAAATAAGGTGTGTCTCCATTCTTAAATGTGACTACATAGAAGATAACCATGAAAAAACAAGCATAATGAAGCCCCTCACAAATACTCAAGTATTTATCGAGCTTCATTTTCTTGTTCACAAGTATTCTTAGATCTTCTACTCTCTTAGACATGACACATTCCTTTTTGACATAAGATTGGCTCACATCCCTTCTACCAAAGATAGACGAGATGTGAACGAGAGGAATGAGCAGACTTCCCCGATACCGTATTCGCATTGGTGTAATGCCCTCGCTTCACCTTTAAACATTTTTGGAATACTCCCCTCTTGGTTAGGTTATGTTGCGAAACCATAGTTCCCCAAGAGCTACATCTTCATCTACGGTGGCAATCAGAAGCGTAAGCATCCCCCAGACAAGACCCTTTCGGCAAACGCTTATCTGTTTCCCCACTCCCTCTATGCGTCCGTTTGAAGAGTTCCTATTAGGAACAGGGAGTGGTTACTTGATCTGGAATCGAACCAGAGTTTGAACCTCTTAAAGAAGCACCAACCCTATTAGAGATGGCTCTCCAATAAGAGGTTGAATACCAATCAAGCAAACGCACCAGGTAGGACTCGAACCTACGACCAATGGCTTAGAAGGCCACTGCTCTATCCAACTGAGCTACTGGTGCAAAGTTAGACCCTCAAAAACTCATACTTTATCCCAATACACCATTCAACATAAAAGCTAAGTTAATATGTAGAATGAAAAAGATATGAGGGTCTAGTACATCTGTGGGAGTCGAACCCGACAAGCTCCACCAAGAGGAGTCAGACATATTAAGCGTTCCGTTTCCGCTCTACCCTACGGAACAACTAGGGGGAGTATCTTCCAAGGAAGAAAGAGCTAATCTGTTTTGCCTACCCCACAGATCAAAGGGTAAGGAATGTCTGGGTAAGACACAAGGCGTTGTTCAACACGACCTCATTTAAGAGGTCAAGGTTGATCTTGTCAAGTCTCATTTAGACTTCGGGGTATTTCCTCGTCCACCACCACTTGGGTTTCCGGACTTGGATGGATAGTTAGGGTTTCCCATGACTATACTCCATGATTTTATCAATAGAAATCTCTCAAGTTTGGACTAACTAGGTCAGAGAGAATCACCCCACCACATTATCTCACAGCGACCCCTCACATGGTAGATTTTGAGGGATTACAGGCTTACTCCTAGACTTGTAAGCGGTTCTTTATTTCTAAGGTTATTGTCTAGGATAAGACCCTCCCACCATTGTAAGCCTAATTTCCCCTAGTTAAAATAAAGGAATGGTGGGAGAACCTAGTACACCCAGCAGGACTCGAACCTGCGACACCCACTTTAGGAAAGTGGTGCTCTATCCATCTGAGCTATGGGTGCAAAACTGATCTTCCCCTTGTCCAGCAACGCTTACCTACACACCCAGTAAAAGAGGTAGATAGAGGAGATCATAAAGCCAAGGTGAGGACTCGAACCTCACATCACCAAATGGTGTCTTGCCGTTAAACGACTTGACTCAAGTTAAGATCACACGAGTTTTCAAAGATGAATGTCAAGCGTCCATTGACGCTCACATGGGTATTATACAAAAGCACACTAGAAAGGAACAAAAAAAATGGACGAACTTATCTATCTTGAACCTAGAAATGTCTTTGATGGAATGATCATCGGTGTAGCTTCAAGACCTTACGCCATAGTATATGACCTCGATGCCATGATTTCTTACTGGACAAAAGAGTTTCAAGACTGCGATACTGATGAAGAACGAGCCTCGGAGATGGCTTGGGAGTGGTACGAATACAATGTACTCGGTTCATATCTCGGTGAGAACACTCCCCTATATGTCTCTAAGTCATCCCTCGACCACATTGAAAACTGACTCTAAGCTCTCAAGGAAAGACCCCACATCAAAGCCAGAGTAGTCGGATAAGCTCATTGAGATGGTATTCGTGAGCTTTGTCTTACTTTGAGTTAGACTCGCTCTAAATGTTGGTGGTGGGTTCTTCTTACGATTAAAAGACTTGAGATAGATGTTCTCAAACTTTTTGTATTCTCGGTTAGCGAAGCTGAAGTCGAGATACCCGACATGATCCTCAAGTGTCGGGTCAATCTTCACTCGGCTCTTCACGATTAAAAGTCCAGGCTTCATATAGTCTCCTTAAAAGTCAAAGGTACAGTCCTCTGGTAGCTTGTCCTCTCGCCAACGCTCTAGGACAGGGTGTCGCAACGCTCCTGTAGGGTATTGTCCATAAGCCTTGATCTCGGCTACACGACCCACATATTGCTCCATATCCTCACGAGGACCAGTCTCTCCAAGTGAGCCTACGATCCGAAGCGTACCATTCTGATCATAGAAGCCATAGTTAAGACCGACATATCCCTTGAGCCAAGGATCAGTATGCAGACCCTCTGGATAGAGCTTCCCATCTTGACGATAGACCTCACCTGGTCGGACTCGCCACTCGCTAGGCTTTGCGTTTGCGTCCACGATCACCACATCATGGGTGTCGGTAAACTTGTGCTTCACCCAAGCAGAGCGTGAGTTTGCCTTGTATGGAGCGTTTACCTTCTTGAGCATGATACCCTCATGCCCTCTATCAGAAGCGATCTCCATGAGCTGTTCTGTAGTCCACTCGTTCATGTAGTAGAGCTGACTCAAGCTGATATGCTCCATGCTGTCCTCGATAACAGACTCAAGGATAGCCCTACGCTTATCCCAAGAGAGATCACCGACATACTGACCCTCATGGTACAAGATGTCGAAAGCCACAAACCCAAGAGCTGTCGGGTCATCTGCTCGGAGGTTAGAGACACGATCTGATCCCTCTGCCCCTTGCTTTGGGAGGATCTCACCGTCCAAGAGCGTTCCTGTAGGACACTCGCTTTGGATGTGATCCATACGAGCGATGTCTTTTCCGATGCGACTCCACGCACAGCTTTGGCTCACGAGCATACGGTGTCCATCGAGCTTCATCTCGCCCACCCATTGGGATGATCCAGCGATGTTCTCCAAGACATTCTTGCCCTTGTGAGAGCCTTTCGCCAACTGAGGACGGAGGAAGTCAAAAGTCCCACATGATGATGTTAGATTGATTGCCTTTGGCATGATGTTCTCCTTTCAGAGAGTGAGTGTTATTGATGTTGTGTTATAGATTAGGGGTTACGAGTTATGACACTCAGTCCACAGTCTTTTGAAAGACTCCCACCTTATACTGGAGTTGAGGTTTCTGAGGTCAGTCTCGACAGCTTTCCACGCTTCCATGCGTGTCATGCTAGGGTCTGTCTTGCTCTCGATGAGAGCGATCATCTGTCTTAGGATGTTCATCACCATTGTACCTTTCTTCGACACGCTTTCTTATTGCTTGCCTTCTTGCGGTCTTGGTGGCGAGCACCCCGACCCATCCAGTTTGAGGATGAGCCACCCGACTCGAAGTGAGCCTTACGAGCGGCAGCTTTGGTTTCGGTGTGGAGGTTTCGTGCTTTGTTCTTGCGAGCCATTGTTGTTCTCCTTTCAAGAGTGTGTCGGGCTACACAATCACTATAGATAAGGGGTTACAAGATCGGCAAGTTTGTCGGGAAGCTCAAGAAAAACAAGACTTTAAGAGAACTGTAACCCCTTATCTATACCCTAGTGTGAGGAGCAGATAACCTCACGAAAACTCACTCCCCCAAAGGAGACTAAAATGAACCTTTCTGACTTCGAGAAGGCATACTCTCTCTACAGCGACATCTTCAAGGATGTTAACCACTTTCGTCCACGCAACCACGCTAAGTGGGTTGCAGAGGGGCTTGATGCCCTCAACGCTGAGATCGAAAGCCTCGCTCAAGAGCTTGAGGCAATCCTTGAGGCAGAGCGTAAGGCAGAGAGTGAGGAGATCTTCTCACGCTACGATGCCTCTTATGAGGCTGACCTCGACTACTACTATGACCTCCAAGAGCTTGTATGGGAGCGTCAAGATGAGGAGGAGAGGAAGGAAAATGCCGAGAAAGCCCTAGACCATCAATGGCTTCAGTGGGAGGTTCTTGAGATGGATCTCATGGGGCTTCGCTTCCGATAATCGTAGCCCCTTATAGAAACATATAACCCTCCCGAAAGGAGAACCAGCATGACTCTTAAGATCGAGGCAAAAAATCGCAGAGGACGATGGAACATCTACCTTGACGACACTCCCTTGGGGTTCATCAAGAAGTACGGTAGCAACTACCATGTGGCACTTGAGATCGACTACTACAAAGACTGCGACATCACAGTCTACGCTCAACCTACGCTCAAGGAAGCAAAGGACTTTGTTCGGCAGAACCTTGCGACCCAAGAGTCCTTCGCCCAAACCCTAGCATCAGCAATCGTGAACAGGAAGTTCGCCTAACACTCCCGAATGGAGAACAGAAATGACAATCAAGTTCAGCAACGCTCAAAATAAAGGCTGTCCTCATAACCCAAAGACTCGTAGGTGGGACATACTGCTCTCCCACAACAACGAAAAAGTCGGAGAGATCAATAAAGACTTTTCCGACAGGGAATGTCGCCACCCCAAATACACGCTAGACCTTATGGGTCAGCTTGTCCTAGAAGGATGGTATCTTCAATGTGGACTCAAGACAGAAAAGTCATACTCTAGTCTTTTTGATGCCAAAGATGTCGCACGAGCGATCCTACAAGATAAAGAGCTTTTGATCTCTATCTTGACTCGCCAAAGAGAAAATCAGATCGCTCGGTCAGTAAACCAAGCATGGTCAGCTACCTAGTCCTCTCTAAGAGTTGCGAGAATGGCTCTTAGAGAGGACTTTCCTTTAATCAGCTACCTTGGACAGTAAAGGTGAACTGAATGTAAAGGAGAGGATATACAGGCTTGTAGAACACATCTACCAAAAGACCAGTTGGGTCATTAGGGTCAGTCGCTACAGTAAGACCTGTGTAAGTCGAGATGATTTGATCTCGAACCAACTGCTTAAAGAGTCCGTTCACCCGACCCTCAATCTGAGAAATCGTATTCGGAACAAACTTTTGACCGATATAACGATTACAGAGATTGCGTACTCGCAAGTGAACATCGTCTGCAATCTGAACGACAGTCGGTGTCTTGGTCAACACAGAAGTCATATTGGTGGTTAGACCATGACGAACCTGGATGCCTTGTGGTGTCTGCTTGAGGACAGTAATACCTGCATTCGCTGTGGTATTCGCATCAACATCATCAAGGATACGACCAAGATCAGTGAAGCCATTAACAGATCGGTTAGTCCAAGGAGTAGCCGAGTCGAGTGCTGGATTAGAAGTAGCCATCGCAACTGCAACTGCGATCATCTCACCACCTACGAAGTAGCTCTGAGCCACACCTTGAGAGTCGGTGAAACGAATGTTTGCGATGTCTGGATAAATCAAACATACACGAGAGTTCCCTGTCGCTTGAGCGAGAGCTTGAGCATCACGAGGTTGAGTACCAACTGCACAACCGAGAACAGCTCTACGCTCTGAACGATAACGCAATGATGACTGAACATCACAGTGATTAGAAATCGCTGATAGTAGTGCTGTCGAAGCAGGCATGAGAGGTACGATCACACTTGGTGAAAGACCTGGCACAATCTCACCCTCAATCTCTTGAAGTGCGGTCACCATCTGATCTTCGGTAGGGGCAGTCTGATTAACATCAAGCTGGATCTGCTTACAAGCAAGTGCAGTCGCCCCATTCGAGAACGCAAGGAACGCACCCATTGATAAGGTGTTCTCAAGAGAAATCTCACCATAAGTACGAACCACATCGGCAAGGTTAGAGAAGGTACGAGTGTTGAAGCTCGAACGATCTCTAGTAAAGTCGATGTAATAAGTCTGACCGATTGTAGGCTCTTTACCACCCTTGTAGAAAGTCTCTACAAGTGCGTTATCACCAATCGCTGTATCAAGGGTGTTAGAAACAACCAATGAGACACCTGGAATAGCGTACTGTGGAATGTTAGCATTAGTCTTAATGCTAGAGCTTACATTGAAGGTCATCGTTGCGTTAGCACCTGTCGGGTACTCTATACCACCCTCTCTTGGAAGGATAGTGATTGAGAACCCTGTCACAGAGTCAACATAAGTCTGACTGATACGGCCGTCTGCACCCACACCATCCTTGAGGGTAGAAGTTCCAGCAGAACCTGTACCATTAGGATTGTTTGATGAGAGGTTATAGCCTTGATAAGAGGCTTCCCCGACAGCACCCGAATCGGTGGTGATCTTTAGACCTGTTCCCTTAGTGGTGGCAACATTACCACCGGTCACATCAAGAATACTCGCAACACCAACCGAAAGAGACTCGAAGCCAAGATACTGCTTCCCAACAGCGTCTGTGTGGATAAGAGCTACAGCGTTAGTACCAAACTTATCAGCCGCACCTGCTGTCTGATCTGTAGAGAATAGAGCATCTTTAAGATCAGCATTAGCCTCAAGACTACTCATAAGAGCATCTGATAGAGATTGGGCTGAAAGACCCTTAGTCGCTACAACAGTATTCTCGGTCAAGCCAAAGGCAGAGTTAGCTGAACCTGACCCTACCTTGATGTAAGAGGTCGTGGTGTTGAACTTACTGACAATACGAATGTACTGCCCTTCAATATAAGCGTCAGCGTTTAACTGGAAGTCTCCTTGATTGAGAGTGTCCACAATCGTTTCAATAGAAATCTCCTGCCCTGCCCCATTGCCACCAAGGTTCACCGAAATAGGTGTTCCGTCAATGGTAAGAGAAAGAACATTATTAGCAGACTCTTGACCCGATCCGTCATAGAAGATCTTTGAAGGAATACCGTTAGCATCAACCTCGTCCCAACCCACTGTAAGTCTGATAGAGGGCTTATCGAGGATTGATGTACGAGTCCCTACGACATTAAGGGTAGGTGAAATACCCATAAGATCAAGGTTAGTACCAGTAATGACGCTCAAGCCAAGATCAACAGGTGGGTAGTAGTTATTACCTACAAAGGTTCGGTTCTTGAGGATCAAACGATCCCTAAGAGCACCACCACCAAGAGCTGTCGAAACCTTAGAAGCTACAGGTAGCTGACCCCACTTAGACTGAGTACCACCTGCGACATCATAGTCGATACCAGCTACTGATAGGAAGGTATTATCATCAGCACCAATGAACTCAACATAGCCAAAAGCGTCATTACCCGCCGCACCGTCTGCAACATTCGGAACACCAACAAGTGAGAAAACGAGTCGGTTGCTTGTATCAGCACTTACTGTAATCTCAAGACCGTCAAAGACTGCGGCTCCATCACCTGTAACATAAGTCTCAATCGCTGTCTGAATCGCTTTATTGACACCTGTCGAGTTATTTACATCAGCTAGGTCAGAGTCACCAGCAAGAGCAGACGCATTACCATAAACTGCTTCGTCAATGGTAGCTGTCAAAGTTGCAGAAATGCCACTTGTAGAACCAACATACCTAAACTCGAACGACTTAAATGTGTTGTTCTTTGCTTCCCATGATCCGAATGGAGACATGGCGGTATAAGAAGCTGAAACAGCCTCAGCCTGTGTGTTGATTTCTGCAATAAGATCATCGACAGTCTTGTTATCACCTGCAACGGTAGCTGAAGCAAGTGCCTTACCATCAACAACGAGATCAACAGAAGTAGAAATCCCTGTACCAAGGTCAGCGTTGTTTGACTCTGCACTATAAGGAAGAACCTCACC